CGTGACGAAGAGCTTCGACCCGGCGATATGGGACGACGAGAAGCTCAACCGCGAGATACCCGACCTCGCGGACCTCATGAAGCGCGCGGCCGGGCGCACCGGCGATCCCGAGGGCTGGGTGCCCGTAGCCAACATCGTCCAGGCGTGGCGCGAGAAGTCATCGATCGACTGGTTCGACGTGGAGTACATGGGCCTGCGGCCGTCGGCTGAGGGCATGGTCAACGATCCGGAGGACGTGGATTTCTGCGTCAGCGCGTACGACGAGGCGGAGCACGCCTACGTACCCGGCGCCGAGACGGCCGGCGGGCTGGACTGGGGCTTCCAGGGACAGACCGCATGGGACGTGGAGATGGCGCACAAGGACGGCGTGCTGGTGCAGCTGGAGATGGGCATCTACACGCAGGTCCGCTCCGGCGTCATCATCAAGGACATCGTCTCCGACGTCCTCAAGTACCGCATACGGACGATCCACGCCGACGGCTCGCACCCGTTCGAGAACGCGGACCTGCGCGCCGAGATCAATAAGGCCATCCGCGAGCTGCCCGAAAAGGAGCAGTTCCGCTGCACGCTCGTCGAAGTCCCGTTCGGCCGGCCCGTGCAGCACGTGAAGACAGACGGCAAGAAGGACAAGGGCAAGCGAACGGGCACCGAGAAGGAGGAGATGCTCGGCAACTACCGCGCCTACTTCTCCCGTCGCCTCAACCGCATCCCGGCGCAGTTCAAGGAGGCTATCTGGCAGCACAAGCGGTACCGCTACCAGAAGGGCAGCGACAAGCCGATGAAGGAGGATGACCACTGCCCGGACGCCAAGATGCTCGCGCAGCGCCGGTGGATGCTCGGCAAGTCCAAGAGCTCGCTGCCGCCCGAGCCGCCTCCGCCGCGCCGCTCCGAGACCGTGACCGGGGGATTGCTCGACGAGCAGTTCTAACCGCCGTGCTACCATTGCCCTATGCAGGACGATCCTATCATTGCAGAGCTTCAGGCGATCTACCCGACGTGCGAGATAGTTGAGACTACCGAAGCGAAAGGGGCTTCTGCTCGATATTTCCGCTATTTCGAGATGCGCGAGCGCAGCTCGAGGATGAACGCCACGTATTTCTATCGCCATGCGCGTCCGGGATACGAGCACCTGCAGAATGACCATAGCCCTCTCGAGGAGATAGCGAGCCGCGTTTAAAATACGGGTGCTATCATATCGCCATATGGCCACGCGCAAGCCCGCCCCACCCAAGAGCAAGGACAGGAAGGCGGCGCTTACAGAGCTCGGCGACAGCGGGACGCGCCTGTTCGACGGCGTCATCAGCGAGGAATACAACGCCAAGCTTCAGGACGTGCGCGGCGTCGCGGTGTACGACGAGATGCGGAAGTCCGACGGCACCGTGCGCTCGCTCGTGCTCGCCGTCACCCTGCCCGTGCGCGCCGCCAACTGGTTCATCAAGCCGGCGAGCGAGGACGCGCAGGACCAGGAGATTGCGGAGTTCGTGAAGGACGCGCTCTTCAATGCGCCGAAATTCACGTTCGACGACTTCCTGCGCCATGCGCTCCTTTCGCTCCCGTTCGGCGTGATGCCGTTCGAGAAGGTGTTCGGCACCCGCGCCATCGAGGGCAAGGAGCGCATCGCGTGGGACAAGCTCGCGCCGCGCATGCCGCGCTCGATCCAGAAGTGGGCCATCGCCGGCGGCGCCTTCGGCATCACGCAGAACACGTCAGAGGGCAAGCCCGTCGGGATCCCGGGCGACAAGCTCATCGTGTTCGTCAACGAGATGGAGGGCGAGAACTGGTGGGGCGTTTCGATCCTGCGCGCGCCCTACAAGCACTGGTTCATCAAGAACACCATCTACAAGATCGACGCTATCGCATTCGAGCGCCAGGGCCTCGGCGTGCCGTACGCGAAGCTGCCTGAAGGCGCCACGGCGAGCGACCAGGCGAAGGCGGAAACGATCCTCAAGAACCTGCGCGCCAACTCGCACGCCTACATCGTCGAGCCGCACGACTTCGAGATCGGCTTCAAGGACATGCAGTCCGACAAGACGCGCGACCCGCAGAACTCCATCGCCCACCACAACCGCGAGATCATGAAGTCCGGCCTCGCGCAGTTCCTCGAGCTCGGCGCCGCGTCGAGCGCCGGCACGTCGGGCAGCCGCGCCCTTTCCGAGGACCACTCCGACCTCTTCCTGCAATCGCTCGAGGCGGTGGCCAGGAACATCGCCGCGACCTTCAACAAGCAGGCTATCAAGGAGCTCGTCGACCTCAATTTCGATAACGTGCAGGCGTACCCGGCGCTGGACTTCGAGGGCATAACCGAGACCGACGCGAAGGCGCTGTCCGACGCGTACAAGACGCTGGTCGACACGGGCGCCGTGACGCCGCAGGACGCCGACGAGGACTACTTCCGCGACGTGCTCAACCTGCCGGAATTCGACGAGGCGGGCCGGCGCGAGAAGCCGGCAGCGAAGGTCACCGTTCCCCCAGAACAGGACCCTGAAGGCGACGAAGCGGACATGAGCGAGCCGCATTCAAAAAAAAAAGAGTTCGCCGAGGGCGGCTTTAAGCCGTACCGCGCGCTGACCTTCGCCGAGGGCAAGGTGAACTTCGAGGGCCTGCAGAAGAAGATCGACGAGCTCGAGGCGCAGTTCGATAAGGAGACTGCGGCCCTGCTTCATGAAGCGCGCGACAGGTACATGAAGGCGTTCACCCGCGCGGCGCACGCCGGCGACGCCCAGGCCATCAAGGACGCGACGCTCAAGGTGCAGGCGGAGCTTTCCCGCATCATCAAGAGCGCCACGCAGAGCGCGTTCGTCTACGGCAAGAACACCGCCGCGAGGGAGCTCGGCGCCGACGCCCCGCCGAACCCGGCCGCCACGCTCAAGCAGATCGACATCCAGGCCGCCGCCATCGCCGACCAGCAGATCACCGAGATCACAAGCGACAGCAAGAACGCCTACGTCGAGGCGCTCAGCAAGGGGGCCTCGACCACGCAGGCCCTCGCCGCGGCAGACGCCGCTGCTTCAGCCGCCATCGACCGCGTCACCCGCAACGCCTCGCGCATCCTCATGGCCGGCCACATCAACTACGGCCGCGGCGTCGTGTTCGACAGGGAAAGCGACAGGGTCTACGCGCTGCAGCGCTCCGAGCTGCTCGATTTCCGCACGTGCAACTACTGCCTCTCGATCGACGGGCGCGTGTTTGAGAAGACCGACCGGCAGTTCGGGGCGCTCGGCCCCGTGCATTCCAACTGCCGCGGCATCAACGTGGCGATCCTCATGGACGAGCACGAATTGCCGAAGATTACCGGCATCCCGCAGTCGCTCCGCAAGCGCATCGGCGACACGGTTAACGACGTGGAGCAGCCGAAGGCGCCTATTACTAATAAGGGCACGCCCGCGCGCGAGGAGGCGGACAAGCGCGAGGAGCGGAAAAACCAATGAGCCTTTTGCCTGAAGTAGAAAACGGCCGGCTTGCCGGCATGCCGCCGGCGTTCAAGAGCCGCGACAGCCTTTATCGTGAGCGCGGAGAGCTTATCGAGCAGATGACCGGCATATCGCCCAAGCTGGAGCTCTACGCGAAGCTCTGTAAGCGTGTCGCTGAAATTGACGGGTTGCTGGGCGGCAATACCGTTGCCGAGCTGTCGCATGCGAGACACGAGCCGCGCGGCCCGGTGACCGTCTCTAACGTTCGCGCGAAGCCGAAGCACGACAGCCGCAGCCACAACATTCCGCGCACCGCGTTCTACTAGGTTATCAACATATCCCCTCGTTATCCCCACCCGTGCGGTATGATTGGGCCATGAAGCACGGGGAGCACGATAGCAAAAAGCGAATCGCGTTTCCGATCCAGCTCTTCCAGGAGGGATCGGCCTTTGCTGAGATTACGGATGAGATCCACGTCGTCCCGACGGGCGAGTGGGAGCATCCGGTGTATGGCGAGATGAGGATCACGTCGGACGACATCGCCGAGTTCAAGAGGAACTTCGACGCGAAGGTTCGGCTGAAGCTCCCCATCACCGCCGGTCACGACAACGGCATGAGCGGCGGCGAGCTGCCGGCGATCGGCTGGTTCAAGGAAGTGACGGACCGCGGCGTCAAGGGGCTGTACGCGTTCGTGGAGTGGACGGAGGAAGGCAAGAAGCTCCTGAACGATGGAGCGTTCAAGTACTTCTCTCCCGAGTTCTACGAGCAGTATTCGGACCCGGAGACCGGCGAGAAGCGCAGCCACGTCCTCGTGGGCGGCGCCCTCACCAACAGGCCGTACTTCAGGGAGCTCGACCCGGTAGTCGCGTTCAGCGAGCCGGGCATTATGAACCAATTTAAAGAACCTATGGATTTGAAGACTATACTCGCCAAGAAGGCGGAGGACCTGTCGGCAGACGAGAAGGCGTTCGTGCGCGAGCACAAGGCCGAGTTGGATGCGGATCAGCAATCGGCTTTCGCAAGCGTGCTAGAGGATAACAACCCGGAGCCGGAGCCCACGCCTGAGCCCACTCCCGAGCCCGAACCGAACCCGGAGCCGCCGGTCGTAGCCGCTGAGCCGAAGGGCAAGATGATCACCATGTCCGAGGCCGAGGCAACGGTTCTGCGCGAGCAGGCCGACAAGGGGGCCAAGGCGTTCGCCGAGATCGAGAAGATGAAGCTCGGCGCCGAGGTGGATAAGCTCGTCTTCTCCGCATCGAACGCAGTCAAGGGCCGCATTCTTCCCAAGCATAAGGATGCCGTTGTTGAGCTGCTGTTCTCGCTGCCGAACAAGCAGCGCGACCAGTTGCGCAGCGTCCTCAACAACCTGCCGAAGCCGGACGCTTCCATCTTCAGCGAGATCGGCGACGGCGGCGCAGGCGACGCGGGCGACTCCAAGAGCCTCTACAAGAAGATCAGCGAGATGGCCAATGCCAAGGTCACCGCATCCGAGGGCAAGACCAAGTTCTCCGACGCCCTCCTGCAGGTCTACTCGGAGAATCCGGGCCTCAAGAAGCAGTACGAGGAGGCCCTCGCAGCCGACGCCAAGTAATTACCCCCTAAATCTTCCACCACGCATTTATGGCAACTGAAAACATCGGGTTCATGGCCTCCCGCGAAGCCGGCGAGGCGATGACCGACAAGCAGCACTACATCGTGCAGCTCGACGCTACCGGCAAGATCGAGGTCGCGGAGGGCGCGACCGACCTCATCGTAGGCGTGCTGCAGAACTATCCTGGCGCCGGCGAGCAGGCCGTCTACGCCTACGGCGGCAGCGCCAAGGTAAAGGCCGGCGGCACGATCGCCATCGGCGCATGGGTTACTTCTGACGCCAACGGAAAGGCCGTGGCTACCACGACCGACGGCGACATCGTAATCGGCCGCTACATCGGCACCGCGGCCGCGGCATCCGGCGACCTCATCGAGGTGCAGCTCGGCATCCAGCACCTCTACATCGCGTAGCATCTACCCGCTTATCCCTATCCACTAAATTATGAATCGTTACCAAGGCGCCGACCCGATACTCACTGACGTATCGATCGGCTACAAGAACGCAGACTACATCGCGAGCCTCCTGCTCCCGTCCCTTCCGGTGAAATTCCAGAGCGGCAAGCACTTCATATACGACAAGGGCCAGTTCCGCTCGGAGGACTCAAGGCGCGGCATCGGAGCCCGCTCCAAGGAGGTGACGCACTCGCTCACCACGGGGCTGACGTACTTCGCCGAGGACCACGCGCTCAAGGAGTTCGTGGCCGACGAGGATGTCGACAACGCGCCGGAAGGCGTCGACCCGTTCGTTGACGCGACCGAGAACGTCACCTCCAAGCTCGACGTGTCCCGCGAGATCGAGGTGGCGAACATGCTCACCGACACCGGCATCATCACCCAGAACGAGACGCTCTCCGGCACCAGCCAGTGGTCCGACCCCAACTCCGATCCGGTCGCTGACGTGCGCGCCGCGAAGGGCACCATCCGCGACAGCATCATGGTCGACCCGAACACGCTCGTCCTGTCCAAGAAGGTCTTCGACGTCCTCGTCGACCATCCGGCGATCGTCGAGCGCGTGAAGTACTCGCAGCTCGGCGTGCTCAATACCGACCTCCTCGCCCGCTTCTTCGACGTCGACCGCGTCATCATCGGCGCCGCCAAGAAGAACACCTCGGTCGAGGGCCAGGCCGACAGCATGTCGGACATCTGGGGCCGCGACGCCCTCCTCGCCTACGTCAACCCGCGCCTCGGCAAGAAGACCGTGTCGCTCGGCGTGACCTACCGCTGGAAGACCCGCGTCGTGGAGCGCCTCAACGGCACCGACGAGCGCGACCGCCGCGGCCAGTTCGTCCGCGTGGGCGACGAGTACTACGACTCGCAGCTCATCGCCGCCGGCGCAGCGTACCTCTTCAAGGACGCCGTAGCCGCCTAATAGACCGCGCAACGGCCCGGCCCTGAGCCGGGCCTGCCGCGCTTAACCAATACGCCCATGCAAAAATCCGATGTTCCGATAATGGCGCCTGACTTCCAGGTCGCCAACAGGCCGGCCATCACGGCGGTCAAGCGCACCGGCACGACCGTTCCCAAGGTAGCGGTAGCCACCTTCGATCCCTCGAGCGACTCATCCATGAGGACCGTCGCCGCCCACGGGCTCGGCGTCTACGTCCCGAGCAAGGCGATCATCACCCGCGCGTGGGTCGACGTGGTCACCACCTTCGCCGACGGCGCGTCCGACAGCGCGACCATCGCCCTCTCGGTGCAGGGCGCGGGCGACCTCGTGGCCGCCATCGCGATCTCCAACGCAAGCAACGTGTGGGACGCGGGGCTGCGCGGCACCAAGGTCGGCGCCTTCGCGCTGGACGGCAACGCGCTCACCCAGGTCGCCATGGCGGCCGCCGGCGCCGCTACGTTCGTAAAGACCACGGCCGTGCGCGAGATCACCGCCACCGTGGCGACCGCGGCCCTGACGGCCGGCAAGCTGAACGTCTTCGTCGAGTACCTTATCAGCGACTAAGCATCACACCCATGAAGTACCACGCTCTCAGCACCATCAAGCACGACGGCAGGAAGTACCGCAGGGGCGACGCCATCGAGCTCTCCGGCAAGCACGCGGAGGACCTTCTCGAGGCCGGCGTCATCCAGAAGGAGAAGGTAGGCGACGCGCCGGAGGCCGCAGCTGCGCCTTCTGAGGAGCCCCAGGCCGAGCCGAAAGTCGGCGGCGCGCGCTCCGAGTCGGGAGAGCCTTCCTTAGACGCCCAGGACGCGCCGCAGCGCGCCGAGGCCGAGGACGTCACCCCTGCGGTATCCGAGCGCATGACGCGCGAGGAGCTCGAGAAGGCCGCAGCCAAGGAAGGCATCAAGAAGGACGCGGTTGAG